GGTAATGTCATTGTGGGAAATGCAAAGGTGGACACACCAAGGGATGGAACCGGGCTTGTGTCGATTGCGATTCTTACAGTGGATGCCAAGCCACCAACGGAAGAACAGATTGCATTTGTCCAGGAATACATAAACAGTATGCGTCCGGTTGGAGCTGATCCGGTTGTGGATGCTGCGGAGAGCATTCCGATTGTTATTTTATGCAGCGTTGTGAAAATGTCCGGTTACACAGAAGAGACCGTGAAAACGCAGATCAGGAGCAAGATCGAGGAGTATTTCACTCAGATCGCTTTCCAAAGCGGAACAGTGTCTTTGAACTACTATAAAATCAGTAACATCATCAGTGGAGTGGATGGTGTGAAGGAAGTGGGAATCCTGAAGGTCAACGGAGCTCAGGATTCCATTACTGCAGAATACAACAAGTATTTTGCTCTGCAGGAGCTGACGGTCAATGTCACTGAATAACAGCCAAATGCTTCCAGCAAGAGTCCGCAATATGAGACAGATGAATGATGTCCTGAATGCCGAGGATATCATTCTGGCTGAAATAGAACGGATCATTGATGAGATGTACCAGAGAGCATCCTTACTCCACGAGGAGCTGATCAATGAAGAATGGCTGGAAAATAAACTGTCAGAGAGAACCGGAGCCGGTGTTGATGTTACCGGATATGCTGAGAAGTTGCTTGCGGAGATTGTTCTGGATGTGAGTGAGCTGCAGCATATCGATATGCCGGATGTCCGAAAGTTTTTGGATAAATGGGTACCGGCTCATCTGATGTATAAAATAATTCTGCTGCTGGACTACTCGGCAAGTATCGGAGAGGTCTTCTCGGTAACGGAAATGACAATCGGTTTTGATTCGCCTTACTGGAATGTCCGGAGGTTAAATGGAACATGGTTGCTGGATGGCACCTATAATCTGGGAGTCGGAAGAAAACCGGATGAATGGGGCATCAGCTACGATATGGGAGACGTCGAGGTTTTGGAGAGCGTAGAACTGGATGTGAGTGTATCTGCTACATCACAGCTGCAGGAGATGTTTACTGATGCCGGAGTGGTTATCGGCTTTGACTCGCCTTACTGGAATGTCCGGAGATTGAATGGAACATGGCAGATGGATGGCAGCTATGAGCTGAATGTGTTAAGAAAACCAGATACATACGGTCTGGCAATTGACTTGGGGAATACCAATATCGAGGAAATGACACCGGGAGGTGTTGTTATAAAGAAAGACTTGTGGCTGCTGGATGGCAGCTATCAGTTAAATGGAACAAGGATATTAGATGCCATAAGGCGAGAGGAGGAATTGTAAAATGGCAGAGAACCTTACACAGAATCAGATTATTACAATTGCAGGAAGGAAAAAGATGCTGAGAGCCAGAGCTGGAGAAATCCAGCTGCCTAAGATTGTGGGCTTTGTATTTGGTGATGGTGGTGTGGATGCGGATGGAAATGTTATCGCACCGCTGGAGGCAGAATCAGAACTGAAGAACGAATTGCTCAGAAAGAAATACGATACTTACACCATGTTGAGCGATACGAAGTGCAAGTATGAATGTGAGCTAAAGGAGAGTGAGCTTCCGGGTGCTGCGATTAGCGAAATCGGACTCTATGATGCGGATGGGGATATCGTTACCATCAAGCGTTTTACCGCAAAAGGAAAGGATGCGGATATCAGCATGACTTTCTATATCAACGATACATTTTAGGGAGGCAGGACATGGCGAAGAATTTAACGATTCAGGATGAGCCGGTTTACAACGAACAGATGGAGGTTCTGGAGCCTACCACACCGGCACATGCAGATTACTTTAATGAGCGATATGCCCAGCTTCTCAACAACGGAAAAGCCAACCGCAGGGATGCGAAGATCTTTGAGGATGACGTGAACGGTGGGAAGATGCGATTAGGCATGGAAAACGGTCATTTATATTATGAGGAACTGTAAAAATAACGTATTACGTTATAATCTAACAAAATAAGCAAATATAAAACGTAAAGTGTTATATTATGCTGGAAACGAGGTAGAAAATGTCGAAAAAGGTTTTTATTGCAGAGCAGGAAACACTGCTTGAAGTGCAGGAGCAGGTGGAAAAGCTGGTGAGAAATCTGGTACCGGATGATGCACCGATTTATGGAATGGTTATCCATGAAGCTTCCGACCTGAATCCGTCCACAAGAGTGGAGTACCTTGGTGCGAACAAGGACTTTACACCTATGAGCATGAACATGAGCACGCACGCCATGAATTATGGCTCATGGGCTGACTGGGACTGGCTGAAAGCCAATGTACCGGTTATGTGTAATTGGGATGGAGGTATTGATTACTTCTTAGATCCGGACGATTATACGAAGAAAGCGGATGGAACGAACTCTGATGCGGCTAATATTGATTATGCCGGTGATGCGATGGCAATCGTAAAGAAAATCTACAAGAAGGAATATAAGGTTGGAAATGACCGCTATGTATATTTCTGTGAAAGAAAAGTGGATGATGATTTCCATGCAGTAGGATTTAATGTACTTGGAAAAGAAAGAGATTATATGCTGATCCCGATGTTCTATGGCTCCATTGATTCCAATGGAAAGATGAGAAGTATTGCAGGGCAGTGGAGCTGCTTAACAGCCTCCGGTTCAGCTGCAGACAATGCAACCGGAAAAGCAATCGGGACTGCTGAGCAGTATACAGCAATTCAGGCAGCATCCAGCAAAGCTCTTTTCTTTGGCGGTGCATTAACGAATACATTGGCAGACATCTGTATTCTGCTGAGCAAGAGCACCGACTCTCAGACTGCTTTTGGATCAGGCATGTGTTCTACCTACGTTGAAGATAAAACACAACATTACGGAACGAAAATCAATACAGTCATTGGCGGAGGACAGTTTTATGGTTCTAATGATAATAAGTCCTTCAATAAGATTTTCCATAGCTGCGTTATGGGGAGTTATATGCTGTGGCAGAGAGATCCGTATATGCTCCTGATTAACGGAAGAATAAAGGTGTCTCCGGATTATACCTATGACTTAACCGGGGCTAAATATCTGGATACTGGAGTGAATTTGGCAAAAAACGGATATTATGCAACAACTCAGGTGGTAAAGGATTTTGGTGCAGTGCCAAATGATGAAATCGCATGCAGTTCTGCTACTGGATACTGCGATCACACTTGGGTGAACGCAGAAATAACGGCGCTTTCGCTGCGGTTCGGCGGTTGCTACAACGGTGCTGGTGACGGGCTCTGGGCTCGCGCACTGAGCGATGTCGCTGCTAACGCCTGGTGGAACGGCGGGGCGTCCAAACTTCTTCCAGCACCTGCTGCAGCGTAAGCTGCAGATAGGGGGTTTGGGGGTCTTCCCCCAACTGCTTTGTATAAAATATAGGAATGATTTTTTAAAGATCTTGAGGGGCTATCGGAACTCCCTCTCCGGCGGTTTCGCTGCGGTTCGGCAATTGCAACAACGGTGCTAATGACGGGCTCTGGGCTCGCACACTGAACAATGTCGCTGCTAACGCCTGGTGGAACTACGGGGCGTCCTGATTCTATCAAGAAACTATAAGTCCAAAATGTTACCGATAGTCATATACACCGCTGACAGTTGAAATACTGTTATATCCGCCTTTATAGGTTTTGGTGAGTGGAAATTATTCCGGTCAGGAGCTGCAAGTAGTGAGCAATGTTCGAAAGCGGCGAGGAGATAGAAGATAAAATGCATAAGTTCAAATATGACATTGAAAAAGAGACCGGCATTCCTTGGAAGAAAAAGAAAAGTTACAGATATTTATACACGCTGGCTTGCCAAAAGGGTGTTATCCTCCGGGCATTTAAGCGGATGAAGCGTGGAAAAAGTGACAGAAAAGATATTCAAATGGTGGAGGAAGATTTAGATGGATGGGTTGAGAAAATACAGAAAATTATCCAGAATACGAAGCCAGCCGGATGGAAGGTGGAAAATCCGGAACTGGAATTTAAACCACCAAAGCATAACCCGGTTATTATAAAAGAAGCTGGGAAAACAAGGGTCATATATGTACCGACAATGGTTGAATTGTGGATACAGCACGTTATTGTGCTAATTCTGGAGCCGATTATTCAAGGGAGCAGTTACCATCACAGCTATTCGTCTTTTCCCAAGCGTGGATCACATCGGGGAATGAAAGCGATGAAAAGATGGATTCAGTCTGGGAAAGGTATCCGGAATTTTGCACAGTGCGATATCCGACATTTTTATGACCATGCAAAGTATAAGTTTATCCGACCAAAACTGTTAAAACGTATCAAAGATGCTTTATTTATGTATCTGATAGATGTGTGCCTGACATGGTTTCCAGATAAGCTGCCACTGGGCTTTTATTTGTCACAGTGGCTGGCAAACTTTCTCCTGCAGGAGCTGGATTTTCTGATAAAGTGCAAGCTGAAAATAGCACACTTTATCCGGTATATGGATAATTTCACGATGGCAGATGATAATAAAAAGAAGCTGCACATGGCGATTATATTCATTAAGCAGTGGCTTGGAAAAATCAGGCTGAAAATGAAAGGTGACTGGCAGGTGTTCCGGTTTGAGTACATTAAAAAGAATGGCAGGAGAACCGGCAGGGAAGTATCGGCAATGGGCTGGCTGTTCTATCGAAATCGGGTAATCATAAGAAAGCATACGCTGATACATATTGCGAGGATAGCAAGGAAACTCAATAAAAAGAAGATGGAAAAGAAGAAATATCCATTAAGGCTCTGCAAGGGTTTTATTTCCCTGATGGGCTGGATAACACACTCTGACACCTATGAGTGGTATCTGATGTATATTAAGCCACTTATAAGCGTGAGGGCGGTCAAACGCATCATATCTAAAATGGACAAGGAGGCAAATAAAAATGCAAGGATGGAAAACAGAGAATTGCTCCTCACTGCCTGAAACGTTGGAAATGGTAAATGCCAATACTTACATCCAGAGAAGAAATATCAATCGTATCGAACGAGACAGTATGGATGGCAGCGAAGAGAAAGAAGTGGGCTATACATGCGAGTATCGTTTCCTGAGTGAAGAAGAGTATTATAATCTGATCCAGCAGGAAGAGAACACTGAAAAAGTAAACGAGAACATTCTGATCAGCATGGGAGCACAGGCAGAACTCTATGAAAAACTGCTCGCAACAGAAGAAAATCAGCTCATTATTATGAACGCAGTAGCGGAACTGTATGAAGCAAAGACGGGAGGTAATTAAGATGTTGGAACTGTATATTAAATTAGTAAAGGCTGGAAAAAGAACAATCGACAGTATTCCGGAGAAATTCAGGGACGATGTAAGAGCAGCAATCGAAGCTGCAGAAGATGCTGCGGAATAAACGATGAAATGCCGGAAAGGGTGGCTTTATGAATCTGTTGGCGGTGATAGACCTGTTGTGTGACATCACTACTCAGCAATCGGATCTGCTGAGAAAACTCGTGACTGAATTAGAACACACAAAGCAGGTTTCCCAAGAGGTCAAATCGTATTACAGGGAGGCTTTTGAAAACATAGAAAAGCAGTTGGATGTCAGTGAGTATAACTGTAGAAGAATTGAATAGTTGATAAACATTCAGGAAAATGTTGTCGGGGTTTTTCTTGTAAATGAGGAGTCTGAAACAAGGCTCCTTTTTGAATGCAGCAAAGGTGTTTAAAAGGGCTTTCAAAGCCCTTTTTTAAATACAAAAAAATATGGAAGGAGACGCAGAAAATGGCAAGTTTAAGCAATGCAGTAACTATTATCGTGGTATTCGCAATCCTGATCCAGTTCCTTGTGGACAGAGTGAAGGAGCTTGTGGGTGACAAGGTAATGAACATCGTTAAGGCACCGGTATGGGCGGTAGCTTTCGGAGCACTTTTTGCTTTGATGTTCGACATTGATTTCTTTGCTTTGATGGGCTACAGTTCACAGCTGCCTATTATTGCAAAGGTGATTACTGGCTTAATTCTTTCCTCCGGCTCTACCGGAGTACATGAGCTGGTAGCCAAGTTAAGGGAAAGCAGAGTGGACAGTTAGGAGGTACACAATGGGAAAGAAACGTATTTGTTTAGATCCAGGGCATTATGGAGAAAAATATAATGCCGGGGTCGTTTCTGGATATTATGAATCAGCGACAGTCTGGAAACTGACACAGTATGAGAAGGAATATCTGGAGCAGATGGGAATTGAGGTTCTCGTAACCAGAAGTAATATCAATGAGAATCCGGATCTGACAGCCAGAGGAAAAATGGCTGCCGGATGCGATCTGTTTGTGAGCAACCACACAAATGCCTGTGATACTGAGGCAGTAAACAGAGCAGTGGCGATTCATTTTACAGATCGTAATGAAACTTTGGTTGATGACCAGTCCAGAGAATTTGCAGCACAGATTGCAAAGGTTATCCAGAACACAATGGGCGTGGACGGATATCAGATTTATTCGAGATTATCCGACAATGACAGAGATGGAAATGGAAAGAAAGACGATAACTACTATGGAGTGCTGAATGGCAGCTTCTTAGCCGGAGTTCCGGGCGTTATCGCAGAACATTCTTTCCATACAAATACTGAAGCTTGTAAATGGCTGATGGATGATAGCAATCTTCGTAAGCTGGCGAAGGCGTGTGCAGAATGCATGGCATCCTTTGTGGGTGCATCTGTGACAGTGGATACCGGTATTCAGGCGGTAGAGTTTGCGAATATGGCAGATACTGATATCGTGAAGCGAGTTGGCGAGTTATGTACTGCTGATATGAAGAACACCGGCATCCTTGCCTCTGTGTCAGCAGCACAGTTTATTCTGGAATCAGGATATGGAAAATCAGTGCTCGCACAGATGGCAAATAACTGCTTTGGAATGAAATGTATGCTGTCTGGGAATAGCTGGGGCGGAAGTGCCTGGGATGGAACCAGTAAGTACCGGAAGAAAACGCAGGAGGATGATGGAACTGGAAAGCTTTACACTGTGACTGCGGATTTCCGGAAGTATGCCTGCGTGGAGCAGTCGATTGCGGATCATTCGGCTTATCTTCTGGGAGCGATGAATGGGAAGAAAAAGAGATATGCAGGACTGGCTGGGGAGAAGGATTACCGGAAAGCTGTCCAGATTATTAAGGATGGCGGCTATGCAACGGATAGTTTATATGTGCAGAAGATTTGCGTTATTATTGAGAAGTATGGGCTGACACGGTTTGATGGCGGGAAGACGGAAAAGGAGATCTGGTACCGTGTGAGGAAGAACTGGCAGGATGCGGAGAGCCAGGTGGGGGCATTTAAGGTGCTGGAAAACGCAAAGAAAAGTGCAGACGAGCATCCGGGGTTTTCGGTGTTTGATGAGAATGGAAACCTTGAGTTGAAAGTAGAGCACAACGAGGGTGATTTCTCATTCGATGAGATTGGTAGTGTACTGAAGATCAAAGAGCTGCAGG